AGGAAAAATTTTTGGTGAAGGGTGGGATAGTTCTGGTGCTGAAGCTTCAGGCAGTCCCAATGCATCACCAGGAGTATCTGCAGGAGCATCTGGAACGGATGCTTCTAAAAAGGGCACCCCCGTCCAAGAAAATACTCCTGCTACAAGCACTGGACACTTCTCAAAATCTGGTGGTGCAAATGCAGGTGGTCCTAAAGGTGGTCCTGGCGATAAACCAACACCTGCAACAGCATCACCTTCTATTTCAGCACCATCTGGAGGATCTGCATCTGCAGCATTGACTCCAGCAACAACCGCAGGAGCAAAATCAGTATCAGCATCCTCTACACCTTCATCATCAGCGACCCTAACTAGTCAAACAAACACAAATGTAAAACAAAAGGGTGAAAGACAGCAGCAAGCAAGACAAGCAATTGCAAGTGTTGCTCAGTTGACAGAAATTCAAAATGCAGAAACAAGAAGAGTTGCTGCTGCAGCAGCACAAGGAAATGCTGCAGCAGCTGCTTCTTCCAAAAAGCAAAAACCTGTTGTTGTTCCTACTGGAGGATCATCAAAACCAAGTTTAATTTCCCAACTTAACTCTAGAAATAATATCTTGAGGACCGACTTCTAATGAGTATCAAAAGACAAAATTCAACAGACGTAAATGTTTCCTTGAAAATTTCTAGAGATCAAGGACAAACTTTCGTCAAAACCGAAGGTAATGGTGATAACCAAGCTGACGAATTGAAACAATTTTTAACAGCGTTTACCATTACAGAAGGTATTGATATACCAGCAATTTATGCAGAGTTAATCCTTCAAGACAGTAGTGGTTTGATCAACAGTCTTGATGGGAGTGAAACTTGGAGATTGGAAATTGAGACTGGAAATAGTGAAGTTGTATATTTTTTCCAAGCTTATAATATTGATAGTAGAGCTAGAGTTGGAAATGCAGAATCTTACATCATCGAAGCAGTTTCTAGAGAATTTATTTTAAATGAATCTACCAATTTGTTTGGGCATACTGATGTTGTTTTTGATAAAAAAACAACAGCAAAAGAAATTGTACAGAAAATTGTAAAGGATCTTCCATCGGTAAAAAGTGTATTTGCTGAAGACTCTCAAAATACACATAGTTTTGTAATTTCTCATTGGAGACCATTTGATACAGTTTTTTGGGTCGCAAAAAATTCTACTAGAGCTGCATCTAGTGGAGCAGAACCTCAAAATGGATTTATTTTCTGGGAAAATAGAATGGGATTCCATTTTAAAACCATTGATAAAATCATTGATGATGTTAACAATCAAAGTTATGATATCGAATCAGACTTAAAATCAGGTAAAGCAAGACTTTATCGTTATAAGTATGAACCCAAAAAATCTGGAGATGAAGATTCTGATGATTTTAGAATCGATAATATTACCTTCCCAGAAGATAGAAATCTGCTGATGAAAATGCGAAATGGATCTTGGTCTGGTTATAGTGTTGGATTCGATCCATCAAAATTTGGCAATTCAAAATTATCTACAGAAGCACCAAATGCAGATAATCCATCAACTTATGATATAAGTAAGTATTGGAGTAAGATGAGTCATATTACAGGTGGAAAAAATCCTGTAGAAAATTTTACGGATGAAGTTAAAACTATGATGAAAAAACCAAGGAGAATACGTTATAGTATTCTCCCTAATAGAATATTTGACCAAAAGGGATCTACAACTGATAATAAAAATTATGATGAATTGCCCTATCTACAAGCATATCAGCACTTAAGGTTACAGAGTTTTAAAAACATTAAGCTGATGGTCAATATTCCTGGTAATATGGACTTGTATGCTGGTTATGGAGTTGAAATCGACATCCCAAAAACTAAACCTCAGGGTGACGCTATGGTAAAAGATCAAACTTTTAGTGGTAGATATGTCATCGCTGGGATTAGGCATAAGTATGCTGGACAAGCAATTTACACTGAAATGCTTCTCTATAGGGACTCTATACCAGACAATAAATAACTAAAACAATCACAACACTTTCATGGAAAACATTGAGCAGCACATTGAGGCGGACAAGAAAATCCTTAATGACCCAACAATTTCGCCACAGCAACGCCGTCATATTGAAGGAGAGTTAGAAGAGTTGGAGCAATATCATGAAAATCATCCAAATGATCATCACGATCCTACACCACTAGAGCTTTATTGTGATTCTCACCCTGATGCCTCTGAGTGTAAAATTTATGATGACTAATTTTGAAGAATACCTTTTAGGTTTATATGATAACAGACAACAAGCACAATCTCATCCCACAGAGTTTGCACAAGTGTACATTCTATGGGAGAAGATTGATGGTGGATACCATTCAAAAAACTACTATAGATCAGACGGTCCAAGTAAACCTTATCGAGAAAGATACCATAAGATCATAGAAGTCTCTGACACTGAAGTTGTAGTCGAAAATTATCTCACAGACTGGACAAGATGTGAAGGATGTGATATGATATTCAAGTGGGATGGACAGGCATGGCACGGACAACTTGTTTCTGATAATTGTTTTGTTAGAGATGGTGTCCGCGTTAAACCTGAAATTCATCTAACAAAAACTGGTCTTGAAAGTAAAGATCAGGGATTTGACTCTGAGGGCAATATGGTCTTTGGTAGTTTATCTCTATATAAATTTAAACGAGGGCGATTAACTCAGCGGTAGAGTGGCCTCCTTACAAGTGGTAAGTCACTGGTTCGAATCCAGTATCGCCCATCCAATTTTTTTATTATGGAAGTAATCTTAACAAGAAATCATTTTGATACTGCTTCCAAGGTTACTTGGGAAGACGTAATGGAAAAACTGGCAGATGAGTTTCAGAATAAAACTCCGAGAGTTTTAATGGAGAATAAAAACTCTGGTCCTACTATTATTTGTCACAATGCCAATTTATCGAAATCGATATATGAGTGTATGCAACAGGTTAGCAAAGAATATGAATTAGAAAGTTGCCATGTCTATGTTTCTTTTGCTAAAAGCAGTAACACCTTTGGTAGACACAAAGATAGTAATCATGTCCTAATTGTACAAGCAATAGGGAAGATCAGATATAAGTTTGATAACGGAGACATACATACTTTAGGTCCTGGTGACAGTCTTTTTATCCCTAAAGGTTTTTATCATGATCCTGAAGTATTATGCCCTCGGGCAACATTGAGTTTTGGAGTAAAGGACAATGAAACAGACAGTATTTGAAGTGCCTCTTTTCAAATATTCAATTCCAAATTGGATAGAAAGAAAGGCAAAACTGATGGAAGTCCTTCCCAAAGAAGGATACACCGATTTCTTTAAAAATAAAGCAACAGGTCTTCCAGAATACATCGACACTCTTGGAGAAGTGATTATGGAATGTATGCAGGATTTTGCATCACATTATCCATGTCCAGTTATGCTCACTAGTGCTTGGTGTGAAAGAGCAAAGAAATATGATGTGCATGGTCCACATAACCATGGAGCAACAGGATTTTCTGCAGTTCTTTATGTGGAATTCGATCAGTTTGAGCATGATGCAACTAAATTTTGGTCTCCGTTTAGTGATCCTGCCACAGGCGATCTGATGGAATATCAACCTATTGTCAAAGAAGGTGACCTAGTTATTTTCCCAGCATTTATGATTCATGAAGGTCCGATGAATAAGAGTGATAAAGAAAGAATCATTGTATCTTTTAATATTATGGGAGAAGATGTAATGAAAGCATACTATAGTGGTCTCAATAAACAACCATTAACAAAAGACCCCTCAACTGAAATGTAAAATCATTATTAAAAATGCTTGATTTGTGAGCGTACGCGGATAAAATACTATGGTAACTCACTCAGGAGACTATGACTCTTCCCAACAATGGCAAAAAACTAACTCAAAATGAGATTACTAGTATTGAAATTGCTATGAAGGATTCTGGAATTCGAGCAATCCATCCAGAGAAAATGGAAGCGTTTGCACATTTGATGGTGCAAAATCTTAAAGGAGTTAATAGTTACTCCCAAGATGAATAAATATTAAAAAGATCAAATCGATTAAACTATGTTGGGTACTGTTGACGGAATTATCAGCGAGCAAAGTACTAATTTTGTCGGAAAAGATGGATTTTTCTGGTGGGTTGGTGAAGTAGAAGATCATGAGGATCCCTTAGAGCTTGGTAGAGTCCGAGTCAGGGTGATGAATTTTTATACAACACCCGATGGTGGAAGTAATGATAAACTTCCAACTGATAAATTGCCATGGGCATCAGTATTACAACCAACAAACCAAGCAGGTAATGATGGTCAAGGCGATTCCTCTGGTCAACTGCAACCAGGGGCAATCGTCATGGGTTTCTTCATGGATGGAGAAAATGCTCAGATGCCCGTTGTAATGGGTGTTATGAGGATTGACAAGGGAGAACCTGGATCCCAAAAAGATAATAAGCAAATGCTTACAGGTCAGAAAATTCCTACTGGGTTGGGAGCAAATGCATCTAACTTGCAACCAGGACAAGTCAATACTGGATCTGGAGCAAAATCTGGAGGCACACAAAATAATAGTCCAGCAATTCCTGGGTCTAAAACTGTACCACCTGGCACTGGTTCTGGTGCTCCTGCAAACGTTGGAAATGCAGCTGGAGTAAGCGGATCATCTACAAACAGTCAAAAACCAACAACTCCATCAAAACCAATCCCAGCAGCTGCGGGAACTGGTGGACCTTGGAAAACTTTAGAATATCAATTAACATATTTGGTTGAAGATCTGGCGTCATCTGCAAGTAATTTAATCAAAGGTGAAGATGGAAACTTTATCGATGTTATTGAGAATAAAGTAGTAAGTGCCGAGAAACTTTTAGCAAAAGTACAAAACTTTTTGAGTGCAGTTTTTGCTCAAGTTGTTTCTGCAATGAGACTGCAACTTGACAAACTTGTACAAGAGATTGAAAAATCATCATTTGTTACTTCATTTTTGGGAATTCCTGGCGGCACATTTGCCGTTATTCAATCAGCAATTTCTGCAATTCTAAGTTTGCTTTGTAATATTGATTCTCAAATTGTAAGTTTTATTCAAAATCCACTAGGATATCTTGTCAATCTTGTTAATGGAATTGTTGATGGTCTGATTAGTAAGGCAGAGGCAGCACTACAGGGCGTCCAGCAAGTTATTGATTCGATCGTTTGTAGTGTCCAAAGTATCCTTGGGCAAGTTTCTAGTGTTATTAGTCTAGTTAAGAGTGTTGTTGGCACCGCTGGTGACATTCAACAGATTATTGAAACTTGGGAAAAGGGAAGTAAAGTTTTTGATGAGGGTTTTGATCTCGTAAAACTCGGTATTGATGGTCTTGTAGGTCTTCTTACAATACTTTTGAGTCTATTTGATCTTGGATGCAATAGAGAATCTAGTGGTGGTGAAGAGGATGTCGGTTGGTATCCATTCTTCGGCACCACTGCTTGTACTCCATCAGCACTTGCTGGAATTCCAACTGGTAGTGCCTACGGTAATTGTGGTGGTGGATCTGGAGGAGGATTTTTAGATTCTTTCATTGAAGAAGCAGATCCATATTTAAGTGCAGCTAAAAACTTTGTCAACGGTGCATATTCAATGCAACTTGGCACCCCTGGTAGGCAAGCGACTATTGTTAAGGATGCATCTGGCAAAACTACAACATCAATTAAGCAAAATAACACTGCCTTAGCTCAGCATAAAGCAAGAAAGGATATACGAGAAAAAAATCCTAATCTTTCCACCGAAGAGGTAGATAAACTTGCTCAAGAATATACCGCAAAGCAAACTGGCAGCAGCAGCGAGCAGGGAAATCTGGTTGCAGACCACACAAACTATCCTGGGAATCATACTCACGAAGTTCATGGTGATGATTGTGGAATTGTTGATGGTGATCTCTGCCGTACAGTTAATGGTGATTATCGTTTAAAAATTACAGGCGACTGTCACATTGAAGTTGGTGGAGGTTTCTTCCTTAATGCTCAGGGAGCACCTAAGCAGGTTGATAATAATGGAAATGATAAGGGCAAAAAAGACAAAATCCAAAAACACTCAATGTCTTTTGGATCTGACTTAGATATTATTGTTAATGGTGCTGGACTAAAAACCAACTGTACAAATTTGGAAGTTGGTGCTAGAGACATTAAAATTAGTGGATCTGCATATGAAAATACAAGCAAAACAGCAACGTTTTCTCCTGGCGAGTTTGTAGTTAATGCAGGTAATGCAATTACAATGAATACTGCGACCATGACACAAAATGTCAATTTCCCTCCTGTTTCACTTGGGTCTTATGGATATCTTGTAAATGTTGGTGGTCCGATTACATTCGTGCAGACACCATCTAAGATCCCAACTCCACCATTCTCAATTACAACACCAGGACCATTCCTTGCGACCTGTGCTGCTGCTGGAGCGTCCTTTACGGTTGGTGCAGGTGCTTTTAACGTTAAAGTTGCTGCTGGCGCAATATCAATGGGTGCCAGCGCCGCTGTGAGTATGGAGGCTGGTGCAGCAATGACTCTGACCGCTGGTGCAGTTATGAAACTGACTGCTGCTAGTATTTTCCTCAACTGATGTGCTATAATACTAGGGTAGTCTGAATACACTCATGGATTCCCTAGAGCACGTCTATATAGATTTTTCCAAACGAGAGGTGACAATCGAATCCGATTGTGGAAAAACTAAAACAGTTTCATGGAAATGGGATCGTGAAGGATCCGAAGGATTTGCAGAGACTGTCTCTGCTATCGAAAGTGTCACCGATGTTAGTATGCGTACTTATTGTTTTACTGAGCAATGACTGATCCTATCCGAGTAACTGAAGCAGAAGCAGAAAAGTATCTAGAGTTTATGGTAGATATGTGTGAGCGCAATCGTTGCGTTTGGCGTATCGAAAGACCTGATGGTGCTGCTGTAATTCTTGCTCCAATCATTCAAAGTGGTCCTCCTCTTTCTGAAGATGTCCTAACCCAAGTTGAAGAGTTTCGTAAGCAGATGCTCCTTGACAACCAGCAGGACAGTGATATATAATATGTGAGTCAACGGGGCAGGGCAATGCGTCTCAAAAATCACGAAACTCCTAGAAAGATGGGTCGCAACGAAAAGTCTAAAAAACGTCCCGTGGCACTCCGTCAAGCAAGAGCAAGACGACAAGCACTCAAAAGAAAATTGAAAATTGCATAGTTTTTCGGGGCGTAGCGCAGTTTGGTAGCGCACCTGTTTTGGGAACAGGGGGTCGCAGGTTCGAATCCTGTCGCCCCGATATGGGACGGTGGCGGAAGTGGTAGACGCACCAGACTTAAAATCTGTTGGGAGTATTCCCGTGGGGGTTCAAGTCCCCCTCGTCCTATAAGGAAAGGTGGTCGAGTGGTTGATGGCTCTGGTCTTGAAAACCAGCGAGGGTAACACCTCCGTGGGTTCGAATCCCACCCTTTCCGCCTTGCGGGCATAGTGTAGCGGTAACACGCAATCCTTCCAAGTTTGAATCACGAGTTCGATCCTCGTTGCCCGCTTGACAATTATGACTATATACGTTATAATTGTTTCATTGCCACTATAGCTCAGCTGGATAGAGCAACGGTTTTGTAAACCGTAGGTCGTCGGTTCAAGTCCGACTTGTGGCTTTGGCAGTAATGCCAACTTCTACTACGGGTATCTTCCGTAGCGTCGTAGATAGAGGGTAAGCCTCTGTTATATCCTTGAGGTATATTACGCTTACTCCATCAGGGGAATTAGCTCAGTTGGTAGAGCGCCTGCTTTGCAAGCAGGATGTCAGCGGTTCGAGTCCG